TCCGACTGCGACACGGGAGCAACGAGGCATATCCCATCATGCTTCAACCAAAACGTGATCCTTGCCCTCCAGTTAAACCGCCGCTTCTCTCTTTGCCACTCTCGCCACTTTTCTCGCCATGTTTTCTTGTGCCAGAATAGGCAAGTCTCACAGATTTCATTCATTCTCCAATCCCCTTTCATCATCATTCCTCAACCCATAATAATGGCGTATCTTGATCTTGTGACCCTTCTCCTGCGTTATCCCGTCGGAAACCTTCATTATGACCGAGGGCGTCCCATAGCCCTCCAGGGCAGCAGGCTCGCAACCCAACCCCGCTTCCCAGTCCAGGATCATCCTGACGATTCCCCTAGCCAGCAGGCCCCAGTCGCCCTCCATGTCCAGTTCCAGCGTCAACCTGAATCGGTGCAGTTGAGGTGGTCGGAGACTATGTACTGGCTATTGGCCACCTTCTGGTACTCTAGGTTGATGGCCTGTTGCAGCCTGCGCTCCATCTCCAGGAACTCCTCGTCGCTCATCGGCGGCACGGCCTGGAGCGCCTCCAATGCGTATATGCACTCAACCAGGTCATCCATGAACTCTTCTACCTTGCGCCACCCTGCCACGTTATCTCCTCCCCGCTCAGCTTCCCCTTGCTGTACCAAGGCCCCAGCACGGTCTTCACCCTCCCGTCGAACCCCTGGAGGTATCCGGCCAACCGCCCCCGGCTCCGGTACAGCTCGGTGTGCCACTCTTTCTCGGGGACCTCTATCCTGGACAGCGCCTTCAGCGCCCTCCTGACCGGGCCGAACCCAGTCCTCTCTTTCGTCCTGTTGAACGCGTGCCTCGTCAGGCGTATCTTCTTGGCTGACGCCCCCGACATAGAGCCGCCGACTGCTCCTGGCCTCCCCACGTGACCGCGATGACCAGACCCTGGCCCACCCTCCCTCATGCTCTCCGTGACGCCCCCCGAACCCATTACTACCCATTCCATCTCAGGGCCTGAGCGGGTCAGCAAAGTACACCTACAGTTCCCATCACAGATAGTTCCAACCCCGGGAACGATCCCGCCAGTCACTACTAGCATCGCATCATAATGGATGTATGCCCCCGCAAACTCCAAACACGAAGAGCAATGTTTCGCGCGTGGATCTTTCAGCCAGAGGACGGCCCACCCTTCCCTGCCCTGGATGACCTGCTGCTGCGCCGCCCCGCGCCAAATCGCATCCCAGTATGCCCCTGCGTAAAGCCCCACTCTCGCGGTGAACCCCGCGAACGCCCCCAGTATCGCCGCGAGTCCGGCGAACCATATCTCCGGGGTGACATTCTTCTCGATCCTCTCGCCCAGCGCAGGTATCAGGGAGTCAGTCAGGTACTCGTCGTTGCTGGCGATGATGAGCTCCATCTCGTCCACCATCTCCGGAGTTATGTCGACGGCTTCGATGGACTGCATGTACGCCTCTTCCAACCGCTCCCTGCCGAGCTTCTTCAGGTCGATCAGGAGCGCGAGCATGGCGGCGTCGGCCAGCCTCTTGCGCTTGGCTTCGCTCTTCTCCCTGGCCAGCTTCCCCGCGAGGCTCCTATACCACTCCTCGTAGGTCTTCTGGAGCTCGGACTTATACCTGTCGGTGGACTTGCGGTACTTGTTCCTGTACCTCACGTCCTCCAGCAGCCTGATCAACGCCTCAATCTTGCTCAATGCAGCCACCCCTTCCCCGTCCCGACCCCCAGCTCCTCGCAGCAGCATCTGTACTCGAAGTCCCCGACGTCCTTCATCACGCACACCCTGTCAGGATCGTCCATGTTCCACCAGGACCAGCTCATGATATCCCGGACCTTCCTCTTCAGCTCGTACCATTCGTCCAGTGCGGCGCTCCAGCCCTCGTCGTCTTCATCAGGCTTCGGGGGAAGGCCGACACGCTCCAGGTTGTCGATGATGCGCTTCCGAACGCGGAGGCAGGCTTCTCCGGCTCCCTCCTCCCCGGCCCACAGGACATGGTCAATCCCCTCGTACCCGCAATATACGATCACGTACACAGGTATCGCACCTTGTACGCTACCCCTACCAACACCAACGCGATCCCCGCTATGACGAGGATCCCCCCTGCAATGTAAAATGCTACCGGAACCCAATCTCTAGCCATCAATATCCACCTCGGTAATATCATCCCACGTCACGTTCACCTCTGGTTCACTGTGATAAACTCCCCCGAATTGAGGCCGCAACTTCACCCTCTTGACCGAACCGTTGGGATAGTACTCGATCTCCTCAATCCTCGGGCACACTCCCATGTGATAACTCCCGCAATATGAGCAGCTCTCATCTACGGCAGTGATGCTCATCATCCTCATCATCATCCCTCCAAATCAACCGCCCGTAAGACATGTGATGATCATTGTCAACAGGTGCAACCCTTGATCGACATAGATCAGATTCCAATTCTCTGGCGTCTTGGGTTTTCGCGCCTTCCACCGGTCGATGAAGAAATGCGTCACGAGCAGAAATCCCAGCTTCCACCAGGCGAACGCACCAAAAGCGTACAGCGGAATGCACAAAATCAGAGTCCATGTCAATGCATGAATGAACAAGAGGAAATCATACTTGCCCTTGAACTCCGCAATGAATGGGCCTTGCCAGTGGAAATCATACAGCAGGTGTGCTAGCAGAACCGCGAAAAATAGAATCATCGTCCCTCCAATACTATAAACGGCGGCAGCACGCCCCCGCTGAAGTACGCCGCCACCTCTAACGCCTTCTCGATGCGCTCCCTCGGCGGCAAGAAGTTGAGAGCCTTCATCGCCCCCAATACGAATTCCTCTCCACATCCCCCCGCAGCCATCCCGTCAGCATAGGCCCCTATTTGAAAATCCCCCCACATCTTATACAAAACGCCACGGTAGCCTACCAAGAATCTCCCGCCCTCCTCTCGGTTGTCTTCTATCTTCGCGAATCCTCTTTCCTTGAACGCCTCGCGGACAGCCTCGGCAAACACCGTGACTATGTACTCGTTATCTGTTTCCCCCCCTTGCTCTGACACGTCTAGATGATATCTTAGGATTTGGGACATGCGAGGCGAACCCATACTCCCAATGATGAACGGGCCAACACGGAACACCTTGGGCGACGCTATGGCTCTGACCGTCCATCCATTGCTCGCACCAGCAGAATCCCCACCTATCCATACCTTGTCGTCCTCAGCCAACCCGATTATGCAAGTCATTCCCCGTTCCTTTCCGGCAGCCCCTCGGGCCACCTCTCGTGCCAATGAGTCGGCGCATCTACAATTATCTGCCCGCCTAGGTATATCCAATAAACTCTGCCCTCGCATTCATGTTGACAGGCTATCCACCGCCTAGTCCAATTGAGCTCCCTGTCTCTGAGCCACTGTCTTGCTACTGCATTAGAGAGTTCTTCCAAACGGCCATGCATGAGGTTAACAGATAACATGCCCTTTCCAGACTTATCCCACCACACCCAAACCCAGCGACCCTCTTTAGGTAGCTCATCCGCAACCTTAACCCATCCCATCTCACCACCCCTTTCCGACCAGCCTGACCCTATAAGTGCGCCAGTCGCAGCCCTCGCAGTACACCCGCATCCTGGGCGACCAACAGAATCTCGGGTCTTCATCGGCCACCTCTTTCACGATCTTCCCGCAAGCGGGGCAGGCCCTGCCGTGGGGATATGGCTTCTCTTTCAGCCTCTCCTTCACCCTGCCTCCTCTTACTACCTCAAAGAACTCTCCTACATCAACCGTCACGATCCTCTCCCTTCCGCTTTGTGCAAAGTCTACAATTCTATCGGCGGGAACTTGTCTAGGTGATATGCCCCCAACGGCCCTTCCTGCAAATCGTTGAAGGCCGGATCGTCGTCCACATCCGGGGCAATTCGGAAACAGCCATAACCTGTCGGCAATGGGTTCGCTATCTTCCAAGCCGTGATGATAGCGGCTATCGCCTGCCTAGAACGCAGCCTTCCGCCCACGCGCGCGACCATGCGCGAAGCACGAGTGATGGCTTCGCATAATCCACCGCACATCCATCCAGGGGAATAACCCAACATCTCTCCGGCCAACCCTAGGGCTTTCCGGTCGCAATTGGCATATTCCCAGGCCACCAGGAACTTGCGCCACTTCGGCGTGTCCTTCCGGCTCAGCAGGCGCAGACTTATGGGGCCATCTTCATCTACCGGGTAGAACCACTCGCCATCCTGTTCAATCTCCCACCCGTCAGGCAACTTTATGGTCTGTTCCCATCCCATCTGAATTCCCTTTCTTGCGCTTTGCGCAGAGTCTTAGCGTCACCCATCTCGTCGTAGCCCAGAACTCATCATCAGTCATCCCAACCCATAGCTTGTCGGTATCGACCCTGAGATACTTCTCGACCACCGCGTCATCACCCATCTTGTCGTAACACGGGATGTAGCCGACCATCTAATCTTCCTCCTGTTCTAGGGACGCCTCCATCATGCTGTCGTCCCTCAGCATCTTGGCGAAGTGCGCCAGCGACTCGATGATCTCCTCCTCCCTGCCCTCGATGGATTCCCTGATGGCGGCCTCGGCTTCCTCCACCTCGCCCTTCTCCAACCGCTGCACGATGTCGGATGGGTTGTCGACCCCCAGCGCCACCAGCGCCTTGTACAGTATCTCGTCGGCGGGGACCCCCAGCTCGCCGCCTATCGACAGCGCCTCCAGCATGTCCTTCGTCTTCTCCCTGGTCAGCGGCGGGAAGTCCAGGTCGAGCGCCCACTCCGCCTCGTCCTTTGGCATCTTCGCGCCCGCGTTGGCGGAGAACTCCAGCTGGTAGCGCACCGTGTCGTTGTAGTACTCCCTGAGCAGGGACTGGTACGCCTTGAACTGCCTCTCCAGCGTCCAGTCCAGCGCGGTCGCCGTCGCCATCCTCCAGTACTCCCCCCGGGCCAGCATGTGCGGGGGGATCCCCGACCCCACGCATATCTGCTGGAACAGCATCGTGCCGTCCACCTGCGCGGCGGACGCCCCGGTGTCCGTCTTGATCGGGATGGTGTCCGCCCCCTCGGTCTCTACCAGCCTCGCCCCGGCGAAGGCGGGCGGCATCCTCGCGCTGTCTATCTCCGTGCCCCACATCGCCTTCAGCAGCTCGGCCTCCTTGGGCGTCCCGGTCGTCTTCGTCTTCCACGCGAACAGGGCCAGCGCGGCCATGATGGTCGCCCGCCTCTCCATGAACAGCTTGAACTCTTTCAGCCAGTCCAGGATGGTGAACAGGAGGCCCTGCCCCCTCGTCCCCAGCGCGTGGAACACCACCTGCGACATCCTCACCTTCAGGTCGGACTGCTCGTACCCCCTGAACTTATCGACTTTCTTCAGATCCTCATCCGTGGCATCCCTGTCGGCGTACCACAGGTACTTGGTCTCGGCTCCCTCGTTCCACTGCCTCAGGTACCAGAGGGGGGTCAGCTCATCCTCCGGGTCGGTCAATATCTCGATGATCTGCAAGGATGAGACCCGCCGGACCTTGATGATGCCGTCCCGCTTCTTCTCCGTCGGGCGAAAGTAGACGGGGAACGTCTCCCCGTCCACCAGCAGCCTGTTGGAGAACCCCCGCTGCCCCTGCGAGCTGAACAGCTTCTTGTTCTTCCTGTCTCCCAGGAACGAGTCCACTATCACCTGGACGTCCTCGTTCGCGGCCTTGATCGACAGCCCGTCCCCCACCACGTAGTCGGTGTAGAGCTGGACGATCCTCAGCGCGTTCGGGTCCCCCCTGTAGAGGATCCGTGACTGCCTCACCTTGGCCTGCCTCGTGTTCTCCGGCATGTCCAGGTCGCCAGCCGGCCCCAACCTCTCCCACCCGACGTCCTCGTACCAGAGCTCGAGGTCCGCCAACCTCTCCCTGAACCTACGTGTCGCCGCTGATTCTCGGATGAGCAGATTCAACTGCCGTGACTGCTCACTTATCGTCGTCACCAAGTCCGGCGCTATCCTGCCAGCCAACCTCTCTCTAATCCCCATCTGTCCTCCTCACTACTGAATTATACCACATTCAGTCGTCTGCCGCAACCCATATCCTGCTGCGGTTCCTCTCCACCCACTCCATCAGGCAGTCCAGGCATATCGCTGCGCTGTTACACCCGCCTTCGTTGATCAATACCAACACTCGCTCAACTTCCCCTCCCTCCGTGTGTGGGCACGAGTAACTAGACCCTTCTGACAATACATGGTGGTATCCCAGCAGGGGCATGAAAGATTCCCACACTTGAACAAACGGAAGAGTCACATCACCACTCCCGTTAACCAAACCGTACTCGCCCATCACGTCCCGCATCCGCTCAGGAATCTTCATCTTCTTCTCCCCCCTGACCTCGGTAATCGCATCCTCATACGCCTTCTTGATCTGGGGCCAATCCTCTATCATCAGCATCTTCGTCTCCTTTCACGCTTTGCAGAAAATCAACAGCACATTGCACTAGACCTATTTCGTTGGTGAGCGCATCCAGACAGCCTCGTATGTCACGCAAGCCAGCCGAAGACAGGTGGCGGATCTCTTCGTCCTCGAACAAGTGCAATAAGGCGCGGATGTTGAGTCGCAACAACTCTGAGTATTCAGTCGCTTTCCACACATTACCCTTCCGCTTTGCACAAAGCTTCACTTCTTGTGTATCCAAGAACACGAGACTAACCGCATGTCGTTGATGTTTCCACACTTGCGACATCTCGCACACTTAACTAGTTTGAACTCCGCGCCATCTCTAATAGCTACATAAAACCCCTCACGCTCAGCCTCTGCCCTATCTTTGATCTCTTTCTCTGCTCGCTCTGTCCTCCCTACTTCACGAAGCAGCTCCGCACGAAGCCTGTGAAGCTCTTTTGTTAAGTCTTTCCATGACTCAAGCCACCCGCACGCCTTCTTGTTCGGGTGATAAAACGGACACCCCACGCAGGACTCTACTTGTTGAGCTGTCCGCCCAAGCTGATTGTCATATTTGTCGCAAACCTCGTAGCCCCCCACAACAATGGGCACGCAAGCATGGCATGATGGGCAATGAATGTGCAAATGGTCTTCATCAATGGCGGGCTTCACCATCGGGCAACCTTCAGGCTCTTCCCCGGGCCGAGCAAGGCAGGTGTAGCCCCTGTTCAAGCCTTCAACGTGTATCGCATGATAAAAGGAACAACCGCTCCCGCAAGAGAATTTCCGCGTTATCACTTGTTACTCCCCCTCTGCACTTTGCGCAAAGCGCACCCCTGTTGAACCCTCCCAGCCACCAATAGCTAGAACCTTCGACCTCGGGCCGTACCCCATCCACCACCTGTATTTGACACCCCACGGATCTTCAGCAATATATTGCGACAACTGGATCTCCTTCACCTCATGAGAACACGCAGGTTCTAGCATCACCCTGTCTCGCCCCCAGCGGGGTTTCTTGAACACTTTCCCAAAGAGCCGCCACAGCCACGCCGTCACGCCCTTGCCGTCAACGTACTGAATAGGCACGTAAACGAAGTCACGCACGACCGGAACACGCCAATACGGCCTATCTACCCCCACTACCGTGACCGACTGCAGACCTACACCATATCTCTCCCGCAGCAGCTTCCCAGCTTCGCGGTTGATGTTATATGTTGCCACCCAACCCCATTCAGGGTCAACCCATATCATGAAACCTCTCCATTCTATGCAAAGTCCTCCAAGTCAATGACAGCACCACTCCGCTCAAAGTCCTCCACCATCCCCCTTATCATGGCACTGTGCTCCTCCCGCTCCCGCCTCATCTCTTCCCGTTCTTCCTCGCAGAACTGGGCCTCGATGTTGAACTCCGCTCCGCAGCGGTCGCACTGATGGGTCAGGAAGCCGCAGGTCGGAGCGTAGTAACAATCACTGTTGATCTGATTACAGTATGGACAAGTGAGGGTTAGAAAATATCTAGTTCCCATTCGGCCTTCTCCCCTTCTTGGTTTTGTTATGGCAATCTATACATAAAGTGACAGCATTATCTATATCCCACAATACGTCACAGACCAGAGCCTCTGGAAGAGACGTAATACTATTAGCTGTCAGAATTTCAGAAAAGGGAATTATATGATGAGCATTAAGAATAATAGCTTTGCCTAATCCATTACGCCCATGACAATCTTGACACTCAAAATCATCTCTCTTAAATACCCTAGTCCTCCATGTAGCATATTCAGGCGAATTTCTGATTACATGAGCCAATGTTGTAATTCCACCCTTCCAATGTGGACTGTTCTCTCCCGCCTGTACCCCCCTTAACCCCTTATTCCAGGGAATTGCTCCTTTCAGGGCATATTTCCCAAGATGTTCAGCATGGTCAGTTAAGCGATAATGGCACTTAGCACATTTTTGGGCCCTAGTATCTTTTCTCCTGCCACAGATTGGACATTTATCATAACTGTTCATAGCTTATAGTATAGCATATTTTGACCAATCTGTTAAATTAGACAATAATTATATCCTCGTTCATCCTCCCGCATTGAGGGCAGCTCACAATCAGGAAGTACCTAGTCCCCAAGTATCACCTCCTCCCCGTTTTCTATTCTGTATCGGGTAACTGCAAATACGGAACGGGGCTTCCACTCCCCACACCTATCATCCTCCCGCTTGTATCATCCTCCCGCTTGTCACAAGTCACGGGATAGCGATGACACTCAACCCTCGGGTTACTAGAAACAACCCCCGACTCATCTATCATTGTTCCCGATCTCCAGTTGCGCGCGAAACGACACGTTCCACAGCTATTCATTCTCATCTTTCCCCTCCACTAATACCCATTCTTGCACTTTGTCCAGGCTCGCCACATATCCACCGTCCCTCGACTCTCAGGGCATAGTTCTTCATACGTGCTCCACGGGATGACGTAATCGAATCCGCCCGGAAACGGAAGGGCGTACATGTCTATGGCAGTCTTGGAAACATACAATCCGGGCAAGTCCCGCAACCCTGTGCGCACCTTGCTTAATCCCCTGTCAAGTTCTTCTAATTGATCGGCTAGGTTCATCCTTTCCCTCCACGATTTCCTGCCCTACCTGCGCGGCCAGCATCTTGTAGAGCCTG